TTTCAAAAGGGCAGACCTTCGCGCTGGGCCGCGGAAGGCGTATTTTGCTGGTTTGTTTGCGGCAGGGGCTGGAATTTCTGCTATAGCAGCGGGGTTAGGTATGCTTGCAACCGTTACGACTGGTAGTGCGGCTGCTATTGTTGCGGCACTTACTATCATTATTTCAGGGATTGCGTCGCTTATACCTGCTGTAGCTGCTAAAATTGGAGAAGCAATTATTGTTCTTTGTAAGGTAATTACGCAGGGAGTTCCTGCGATTGGAGAGGCAATCAAAGCGGTTGTATTAACCTTGGTGGATGTTTTAGTGGAATGTGTACCAGCTCTTGCTGATGGTGCTTTGAAACTATTGGCTGGGGTACTTGATGCTTTGGTTAGATATACGCCGCAAATTATTGATTCAATTTATCAATTCTTGATTGGAGTGCTTGAAGGCATTGCTCGAAATTTACCGGGACTTATTCAGGCTGCCGTAGACGTTCTTATGGCATTCTTTTCAGGTATAGCCGATGCTCTTAGCGGAATAGATACAAATGTTCTGCTGAAAGGTATTGTTGGTATTGGTTTGTTATCTGCGATTATGATAGCCCTTAGTGCTGTCGCATCATTAGTTCCAGGCGCTATGATTGGTGTTTTGGGTGTTGGTGCGGTTATTGCAGAAATGGCATTGGTTCTTGCTGCTATTGGGGCACTGGCACAAATACCGGGACTTAGCTGGCTGATAAACGAAGGCGGTGAGCTGCTTGAAGGCATAGGAACTGCTATCGGTAAGTTTATAGGAGGAATTGTCGGTGGGATTATGGGCGGAATAACATCCCAGTTTCCACAGATAGGAACAGATTTATCGTCGTTTATGACAAATGTACAGCCGTTTGTTGACGGTGCAAGCAAAATACAGCCGTCTATGATGGACGGGGCAAAAGCACTTGTCGAAACAATATTACTGCTTACAGCCGCTGATCTTCTTCAGGGGGTAACATCATGGCTTACCGGAGGAAGTTCTTTGACAGATTTTGCTACGCAGTTAGTTCCATTTGGAGAAGCAATGGTTGGATTTTCCAATGTTATATCTGGCATGGATGCTGATTTAGTTGCGAAAGCGGCTATTGCGGGAAAGACTCTTGCGGAAATGGCATCGACACTTCCAAACAGTGGAGGTGTACTTGGATTCTTCTCTGGTGAGAATGACATGGAAATGTTTGGGGAACAACTGATACCATTTGGTCAGGCTATGATGAGCTTTTCAAATACTGTCAAGGGACTAGATGCTGATGTGGTAGTTAATGCCGCCACAGCAGGTAAAGCGATTGCAGAGATGGCATCAACACTTCCAAACAGCGGAGGTGTCGTTGGTTTCTTCGCTGGTGAGAATGACATGAATACCTTTGGCGAACAGCTCGTCCCGTTTGGTAAAGCCATGATGGACTTTTCGCTGGCAGTCAAGGGGTTGGATGCCGACACCATTGTTAATTCTGCAACTGCTGGAAAGGCCTTAGTGGAACTTGCAAGTACCGTTCCAAACAGTGGAGGCGTCGTCGGGTTCTTTGCCGGAGAAAATGACATTGATACTTTCGGAAAACAGATAGTTCCGTTTGGTAGAGCCATGAAATCTTATTCTGATGAAGTGGCTGGTATTGATGCGGGTGCAATCACAAATTCAGCAACGGCAGGTAAAGCGTTAGTGGAACTTGCAAACACCCTTCCAAACACTGGCGGCGTTGTTAGCTGGTTTACGGGAGATAACGATATCGGAGATTTCGGAGAACGTTTGATTGAATTTGGAAAGAACTTTTCATCGTATTCCGACTATATGAAAAACGTTGATTCCGGTATTGTTACGGCAACAGCAAATGCGGCATCGTCCATTGTGGAACTGGAAAAGAGTTTACCAGAATCTGGCGGATGGTTTTCGGATGATACATCACTGGCAGAATTTGGAGAAGATATAGAATCGTTTGGAAGTTATTTTAGTTCTTTCTACAGTCATATTTCAAAAGTCAGTGTTTCCTCTTTAACAGGTGTCATCCGCGAAATGGGAAATCTTATTTCCTTATCAAAGGACATGAACGGTATAAATACCAGTGGAATGAGTGGATTTGGAAAAGCACTGGGAGATTTGGGTGAAAACGGAATAAACGAATTTCTCAAAGTATTCAAAGATGCCACTTCTAAGGTTGAGGCATCGGCGAAAAATCTTATAACGTCATTTACATCAGGTATTTCAACAGGGAAAGAGGTAATTACAACATCCATGACAGCACTCGTTGCAAATGCGGTAAATGCTGTCCACGGTAGGTATTCCGATTTCTATAATACTGGAAAATATATGGTGGAAGGATTTGCAAACGGAATAACGAGTAATTCATTTATGGCATCGGCTAGAGCTGCTGAGATGGCAAGAGCCGCAGTTAATTCCGCTAATGCCGAACTTGGCGTACATTCACCTTCCAAAGTATTTGCACAGATTGGCGGATATGTGGTATCTGGATTTGCGAACGGTATCAATAACAACAAAGGGAAAGCCGCTGAATCAACAAAAGGACTAGCGAAAGTTGGTGTGGATGCAGCAAAAGCGGTGTTAAAGTCTCTTAAAGGCAGTGACAGCGTATTTAAAGAATATGCTGAAAACACAGATAAAAATGGCAAGAAAATCAAAATGACATTAAAGACGGCAGCAGAAGCGTTCAAATCATTTAGGAATTCAGTAAAAGATTCCATTAAGGACTCCATGGGGGTGTTTGACGAGTTTACTGTTGAAACAGATGTCACAGGAAAAGAGCTTTTAAAGAATCTTAAATCGCAGATAACCGGTATCACTGAATGGGCTACTAACATTCGGATACTTGCTGACAGGGGAATCAATAAAGGCTTATTGAAAGTTCTTTCTGACATGGGACCGTCAGGAGCCAAGTATGTAAATGCTATGGTAACCATGTCTAATAAGGAATTGAAAAAGCTTAACAAGCTGTACAAGCAGCGTTTAAGTTTGAATGGTAAAGCAGCAGATGAAATTGCAACGAGTTTTCTTGATGGAGGTAAAAAAGCCGCAAAGGCATATTCCAAGGGAGTATCATCAGGTTCAAAGAGTGCTAAATTGGTTGGCGTTGTGGGAACTGTTAAATCTTCTACTTCGGCTACCGTTAAAGCTGTGGAAACCATGAAGGAAAAGATACAGTCTATTATGTCATGGACTTATGAGGGCACTGTCAAATCTGTAAAGAAGAGTCTCGATTATGGAAAGGGTGCGTTTTCGCAGTTCTGCAAAGCATATCTATCCTCAACAAAAAATATTACATTGGGTACAAAGGCTATTAAAGCGGCATCCAGTGCAATTACAGCTTATGGTAAAAAGTTGTATGAGGAGAGCGATTATTATGCGGAAGACACTGCCAATCTGAAAACTCATAAGAAAGAGTTATCCTCTCTACAAAAAGAAAGGACTAAGTTACAGAAGCAATTAAAGAAGGCGCAGAAGTCAAACACAAAAGCGTCTAAAGCACGCGCTAAAACTTTGAAAAAAGAATTAGCATCAAACAAACAGGCTATAGCGGCTGCGAAGAAACAGGTAAAAGCTGATGAGAATGAAATTGCAAAACATACAAAGGAAGTTTTCAATGAAATTCATAATACGTTGGCTGAATCGGTTTCAACATTTTTAGACCCACTTAAAGTTAGTCTTGAGTCTGGTATTGATTTATTTAAGAAATTTGAATCTAACACAGATTTATATGAGGCTGATAAAAAGAATCTTGAGCAGCATCAGAAAACTTTGTCAGAATTGGAGGCTACACAGAAAGAAATACTTGATGAGATTGCCAAATATTCAGATAAGAATACACTTGCTGCAAGAAAACGGGTTAAGGAATTGAACGCGCAGTTATCGGAGGTTGAAAGCAGTATTGAAGAAGCCAAAAACAATATTGAACAGGCAGAAAATGATATGGCTTCCCATTCACAGGTAACGGTTGATTCTATTCTTGAAAATATGCAGTCGCAAATAACAGGTGTTACAAAATGGCAACAAAATCTAAAGACATTGGCGGCAAGAGGTGTGTCCCAGGGACTTCTTGAAGAGTTGAAAAAGATGGGAACCGATGGCGTCGATTATGTCGATCAGTTTATGAAAATGACAAATGATGAAATAGCAAAAGCTAATTCGTTGTTTGCCAAGTCATCAAGCCTTACATCCCAAACTCTTATCGACAATTTCCAAGACAGTTTAAATGAGACAAAGAATTGGGCTGCCGGCTTACAGAAGATGGCTGAGATGGGATTTAGTCAGGACCTGCTTCAAAAGATTGGAGAGATGGGTGTTGATGGTTATGAATATGTCAGTGCATTTCTAACAATGACACCAGATCAGGTCGCTCAGTTTAATCAGCAGTTTGCTGAATCATTGAAACTTCCTGATACGGTAGCGGATCAGGTTATATCATCGTATGCGTATGCTGGTGGCCAGAGCATAGCTGGTTTTACGTCAGCCCTTGCTAAACTGACAGAAAGTGGTTCAGATGAAAATGCAGCGTTAGTTGCTATGGCAACAGAAATAGGCAATGTCATTAGTACAACGCTTAAGAAAGAATCAAAATCTGGAGGTAAGAAGGCAGTTGACGAGTTATCTAAGTCTATGAAGAAGAATAAAAAAACTGCAAAGGACGGATCAAAGTCAGTTGGCAAAGCCACATTAAAAGGTCTGAAGGAAGTATTGAATGATACTGCTGGAAAGAAAGTGGCTAATAATATTTGTACCGGCTTGAAGAACGGATTGAACAGCGGAAAATCGAGTGTATCTGCTACGGCAAAAGCTGTTGCAAAAGCAGCATATAATGCGGCAAAAGCAGCACTTGGGATTAAATCACCTTCCAGAATGTTTGCAAAACTTGGGGAATACACGGATGCTGGATTTGTGAAAGGTCTGGAATCTGGAGAAAGAGACATCTATAATACGGCAACGGATATCATGGGTAAAACCATAAAAGATATTTACGATGCTTTGAATTCAGATGTTGAAACCCAGCCGACAATCAGACCAATAATGGATTTGACGGACATTCAAAATGGAGCTAATGAAATTGGCAATATGATGAATGGTTACTCCATTGCAGGTTCGCTCCAGTTGGCGAATGCCACAGCAAATGCTATGAACAGAAGTACCTCATATGCAAACGATTCAACACTTAATGCAATAAACAAATTGCAGGATACATTAAGCAGTATATTAGGTAAACCGTCAATTGAACAAAATAATAACTTCAATATACAAGGTGACAATCCAAAAGAAATAGCGGAAGAAGTATCGTACATACTTCAGAAACAAGTAGAAAGGAGAAATGCTACATGGGCATAGTTATGTTTAACGGCATCTCTTCACTGGACTATGGTATTCAGGTGGAACACCCACCTGAGTATCAGGCTCCGGCAAGAGATTATGAAGTTATACATGTTCCGGGGAGAAATGGCGATTTGGTAATCGACAATGGCTCATACCAGAACGTAAACAGATCTTATCAAATGGCTATTGGTGATCTGCGAAAAGATTATACAAGTATGGCTAACGTGATTTCTGAATGGCTGCATTCGGTGTCCGGTTATGCCCGTTTGGAAGATTCATATGAACCAGAATACTATCGCATGGCGATGTATCAAGACGAAATTAGTGTAGAAAACATAATGCAACATGCTGGTCGATTGACGGTTGATTTTAATTGTAAACCTCAGAGATTTCTTAAATCGGGGGAAGAAATTGTTAAAATCACGAAACGGACAACTCTTTATAACCCTACTGGATTTAATTCGTTACCGTGCATAACAGTGTATGGGAGCGGCAGAGGGGTTTTAAGTGTCGGCCAACATATAGTTACGATTTCAAGCATCAATGGTTCGATTGTTCTGGATAGCGAAATTCAGGACGCATATAAAGGAACCGTCAACCGAAATGCAGATATAACATTGAATAAAAATTTTCCTGAGTTTGTTCCGGGAGAAAATACCATTGGATGGTCTGGCGGAATTATATATTTGGAGGTGATTCCAAGATGGTGGACTCTTTGATTCGGTTGTTTGAATCAACTGCTACGTCTTTTCAGACAAACGGATTGGGCGGGTTATCGGAAGCTCTGAAATGTGAGGTTATTGAAGAACGAAATGGGAGTTTTGAATTGGAAATGGAGTATCATATTTCTGGAAAACGGTATCCTGATTTGAAATTGCGGCGAATTATAGTCGCAAAACCAAATCCATATTCTGAACCACAGCCATTTCGTATATACGAAATCTCAAAACCGATTAACGGATTGGTAACAATAAAGGCAGAACATATTAGTTATGATATGGCTGGATATCCAGTAGCGCCATTTTCGGTATCAGATGTTAAAGCGGCGATTTCAAACGCACAATCAAATGCTATTGTTTCCCACCCTTTTAAACTTTCAACAGATATGAGCGCCTCCGGGGAATTTACAATATTAAAGCCAGTTTCCATGCGTTCTTTATTAGGGGGATCTGGCGAATCAATTCTTGAGACCTACGGTGGAAATGGCGAGTATGAATTTAATGGATTTAATGTAATACTTCATCAGAATCGGGGAACTAATCGAGGCGTCACAATCCGATACGGCAAAAATATGACAGATTTAAAGCAGGAAGAAAATTGCAGCAATGTTTATACGGCTGTTTATCCATTCTGGTATAGCGATGAGTGGGGAATGATTGAATTACCGGAAAAAACATTGAAGACGGCTGGTACATACGATTATACTCGAATCCTGCCACTTGATTTGTCAAACGATTGGGAAAATTCTTATGAATGGGATGACCAATATCCATCTGAAGATGAGATACGGGAACTTGCACAAAAGTATATTGATAACAATAATATTGGGGTTCCGATTGTATCTTTAACAGTGTCATTTGAGCAGTTATCTCAGACAAAAGAATATGAGACCTTGGCGTTGCTTGAAACTGTTCGCTTATGCGATACAGTGAATGTTGAATTTCCATTGCTTGGCGTTAGTGCAACATCAAAATGCATAAAAACGACATACGATGCTATCACAAATAAATATATCTCAATTGAATTGGGGGAGTCTCAAACCACACTTTCTGATACGGTATCCCAACAGAGCCAGACGATTAAGAAGCAGCCGACTCAGACTTTTATGGAAAAAGCAATTCAGACTGCAACACAGCTTATAAGCGGTGGTCTTGGCGGTTATGTTGTTATTCGTAGCAGCAGTGGTGGTAAATATCCGGATGAAATTCTCATCATGGATGATCCCAATATTGAAAAAGCAACAAAAGTATGGAGATGGAATAAGGGTGGACTGGGATACTCTCCTACAGGATATAATGGTCCTTATACAACTGCCATTACGCAAGATGGTTCTATCGTGGCAGATTTTATCAATACCGGACATCTTACCGCCAGCATTATTCAAGGCGGAACGTTGACTGTTGGCGGATTTGATAATACGAATGGAAACATAGAAGTTAGGGATGCCAAAAATAATCTTCTTGTACAAATGAGTGTTCAAGGGTTAAAGTTCTATGGAAATGGTTCTAAACCTATTACCACTATTATTGA